CACGCTACCTGTCTCCTTGATAAGCTTTCTTTTCGATCCGGCGCGCTCTGATGTACTCGATGATTCGTCCGATCTTTTCGAGTAACTCACGTTCTGAGATCTTGAGATCCGGCTCGACATCTTTCATCATAGACTCGAGAATCTCAAACTCGAATAGGTTGAGATACTCAGGCCGCTTAGATGGTGGTGGTTGTGCCCTTAAAGGCTGGAGTTCATTATCGTTATCGTTCATTGCGTGAAGTCTTTCTTAGATTCCTAGAATCAGCTTCGCTGATTCTATGCATTCCGCTTCTGTCTTGCCTGTTGTAGACATCAGAGTCCGCACGAGTTTACCGAGTGCAGAGTCTTAGACAGACTTGGGATCACGAGATTTCCCGTTGCCCTTAACTTGAGGCGGCACCTTGATCTTACGAAGCTCACGTCGTTCCTCTTCGGTGAGCTTTTGGATATGCTCTGATCTGACGCCTCGCGCTGCTGACGCCCGAGACTTGAACTTCTCGATTTCGGCTTCGAGCGCCGCGATGTGCGCGTCAAGCTGATCGAGGTTAAGGGGCGCATCTGGTACGATCAGGGCGCGCGCCTCTATCGCAGACTCCTGCATCAGGTTAACATAGTCAACCTTTACAGTCTCAGAAATCACGGCTGTTCTCGGGCCAAGGATGCCAGAGTGCAACGGACATAGCTTCTGGTCACCCTCATCATCTTTAGATCCGAAGTACGTGTTACACTCACGACCGTTCGGATCTGTATATTGACAGCGTTTATAGCTGATCATTGCGTTAGTTGCTTTCTAATCTCCTTAAGCTGATCTAATTCGGCATACAAATCACCGAATATCGGATCGTTCTGCTCTACGAAAATTCTTCCGGAGAGCACAACCACTAGATATTCATGACCGCAGCAGACGAAAGACGACGTAGACTTACGGGGGGCCATGAAGGCCCTCCCGCAAGACGGACAGTGTACTTCAAACTGATGCTGTCTCAGAGACATGTTTCTGTAACCAATCAGGATCGAGCATTGCCATCGTCATATCTAGCTCACCATCGTAGTGGTGAATGTTCCAGTGACATGCATCCGAGACTTTGTCGAACGCACGGATGAATTTGATATCATCCCCGTTGATTTGCCAGAGAACCACGTATAGCTTCATGTTAGTCCTCCATTGGAGTGAACTGCATCTCAGCTTCGGCCTCTGTTTCGATTGTAGTCTCAGAAGGGCAGACTTCGTAGCCCAGATCTGAGTAGTGATCCAACACTGCTATCACCTCAGACATGAACCAGAAGTAGGTTGTCCCTCCTATATCTGTACTCACCTTAGTTGCCCAGAGGTGCATCTGAATATCATGAGTCGCCCGCCTCTTGAACAAGCGGTACTGCTTAGTCTCTACGTCTACGCTAACTTGCATTGTCATTTCTTGAATTCCTCTCTCAGTTTATCGACTAACTGTCTGAGAATCATGGATGGCTCCTGATAATCAGACTCAGACTCCTCAACTTCGATCTGATCGGCTAGAACGCCGATCAGATCGAAGCTGACATTCGGTGAACATTACTCTGATGACTCTCATTTCGAGATTTCCTCATGTAGCTTATCGGCAACGTATCGCTGCAATCTGTCTACCTCTAGTTGCCTGGGAGCCCAGATCACTCTTGATAGGTCCCTGAGTGCATCGAGGATTAGCCTAGCTTCAGTCTCGTCTACTGTCAGGTTGATATCCATGATATTTCATTACCTTATTCTTACCGAACGCGAAGCGTTCGGGGAAGATTTCACGGACTCTATCCTTCGCCTCATCTAAACTTGGCTCTGGATAACTCAAATCCGCGTAGTGTTCGATAATTCCGTCCACTAGCTCATTGAAGTCGAATTCATAGCCATTCTCTGATTCGCAGGCTAAGATTGCCGTACGAATCGCTTCATTGCTAACATCTGACATTGCTTAAGACTCCTTCAAAATCGCCATCAAAATACTGTCCTTGACTAGACTCGCGTACTTGCCCCATCTGGCCGGAAGGGCTTCAATGAGAAGAGCGCGAGCCATGTTTATGTCCAGACTGGGGTTGTTTGCAGTTAAGAAATCAACGGCTTGTCTGAACTTGAACTTCCGACCGATGCTCTTTTCGTGTGAAGATATAACATTTCTCACGATTGTTACATTTGACTTGAAGGTCGGTGTAGACTCAAGTGCCTCAATCTGTCTGATTCGACTCTGATAATAGTGACGAGTCGTATCTAAGGCCTCTTCCATACTGGAATAGCCTGACAATTTAAGCTCTCTATCTGAGGCGTCCTGCCAGAGTGCGAGGCTTTCGGCCATCTCACGCCTTAATCTACTCACTTTCTGAGACATGTCGGATAAACTCATTCCTTCGTTTAGGCTGAATCACTGAACAGTTTATGCTGTATCTATCTGAAATCTAGTGGGTTATATGGCGCAGGTGCTTCAAGGCATATGCCCCTACCTGATTGTACCCTACCCTTGCTGAGAAATCCAGGGGTTGGCTGAAAGATAGTTTGTGGGTTACATTACAGTGTAACTGTGAGGGGTTTGTATCTTAGTTATATATATCTATATATATATATATGTAACTAATTTTTAACCAGACCCCAGAGCCGTTACAAGTTACAAGTCACGTGAACCCGGCGATGGCGGCCCTCCAGTCTGACGACGGGTAGGAGGGTACTCGCGGCTAAGGCCAGCTAGGCCAGCGGCTTAGCCTGTTTCCCGTACCAGATACCGCGTAGACGTGGCATAGACACGCGCTAAACTGTACATAGACGCGGGAATCAGTTTATCCGACTCATCTGAGGAAATCTAAAGAATATCAGCGGAGACTGGCGAGTTATGCTAAGATATGGGCTTAGGTTGGAGTCTGGAGCCGTTCCGTTAAGGAAAACGGCCCCAGAGAGGTTACAGAGAGAAGTTATTCGACTCCAAGAATCGTCTTGGCGATCGAAACTGCCTCCTCTTCGGAAACTGGTTTTCCGACTGCCGCGCGCTGCTTTGTGATCTGAGCGACCAGTTTGGCAACGGCGTTGTCTGGACCCGCTTCGGCTGCGACAATCTCAGCACGCACTCTATTGCGCTGAGCCAGATCATGGCCGTAGTTGAAACGGTCAAGGATGTACTTTGCCTTGTCCTCAGTCTGGAGAGCTTCCAGAACGTCTTGGATTTCGTAAACCTGACGAGTATACGTCTTGGTTATTTCGCGATTAGCTGCTCCCGGAACGGGAATGGTCACGGTAACGAGGGATTCACTGAGCTTCATTTCAAATTCTCCTTGTGTGCTAAGTATGGTCTTATTCGGACTCTGTCTTATTCGGACTCTTTAAGTTTAACCTGACCGCGTTAGGAAGTCAAGTCTTTGCTGAGAAAATCTACGATTTCGGTTGAGTCATTTGGCTCAACCGAATCTCACGGTGCACCCTAACGGACAGGTCAGAGAAGCTCTGACTTGCCGCTAGAAGATTGGTGAAGGCTGGCTCAGATTCGAAGCCTTTATCTTTTAGGAAGATCAGTGCTTCTAGCATTGCCAGAGAGATTTTGTCAAGACGATCGGCTGCCATTGTTATCTCCAAGTACGATGCTCTTCAGCAATCCATTCTGCGCCGTCGTACTCTCTGATGACCCATTTGACGTCATCCGGGATTTCGACGATTTTCAGATCTCCAGGTTCATGACTGGCCATACGGCCAAGTTTCTCAACCGTGGTTACTAAAGCGGGATCATCTCGCCTGACATAATCGCGCCCGGATTCGTCTGAGAAGTTACCGAAGTCCGATATTTCGACCCCGGTAATTTTCCGATAAATCTCCCGCGCGCGTTCAGATAGATGAAAGCCGCCGTAAGTCGTGTTAATCACGATTCTCTGCATTGTGTTATGTTCCTTTCAGTATGGGCTTAGTCTTGACTCTGAGCAACTCGCGCTGCGCGCTCGTCTTATCGGATGATCAGAGTTGAAGTGCGCTTCACTTTGACTCGCATGTAGCCGTTAGGCTGTAGAGTCATTGTGAAGGATTCTAGTCTGGAAGATATTGCGCGGCCCTCGATTTCCTTACCCAGATCTTCGATAATCTGGCGGAGTTTGTAGTCTCTGTCGGCGGTTCCGGCAGAGTACTCTAGCGGCTCAAATTCATCGCGCGCCATTACTTCACCTCGATTCTCTGGAAATTAACCAGATTAGGCGAAGTCTCGAGCCGAAACCAATTCTTCCGACGCGGCCACTTGATCTTTCGGTTACCAAACATCTTGAGGCAAGCCAAGTCTGCGAATACACGGTGTGTCATTGCTTTATAGTCCTATTCTGAATCTGAGGATTCTCGCAAGACTCGAATCGGTAAGACTCGAGCGAAGCGAGAGTCCTCAGAGTCAAACTAAGCCCATACTTAGCATAACTCGCCTTATTCATATGTCAAAGATCAAAGGACTTGGCTATACGCCCGCACGTTCTAGTGCTCGATTCGGGTCAAGAATACGGTGCTTGGGAGATATGAGATCTCTGCTATCCCGCAAATCGACCGTGTCTCAGGCTCGTGGCCCGTTCAGATTTGCTCTGTATCTCTGGAGAGTCGGTCAGATCCGCCAGCGCGAGAACCGCGCCCGACCCCGCCCGACCCCGTCAAACTTGCTACTCTCTAAGTATACAGGACGCCGCCCAGACTAGTTATCATCTGCCTTACAGTTCGACGCTTTTCTGCATGAGAAGTATTTATGGTCAGATAAGCCGCGCCTATGGGAGTATCGGACCTGAGTGTCTGAATCGAGGCCATCGGAGATTAAGACCTGAATGTCTGAAGCTCAGCAGTGTAAGCGAGCAGACAGACTGGGGGTATGCCCCCATACGCAGGGACTGTAATCTCGCTTACGGGGGGTTATTGAAAGCTGGGCAGTCTGAGGGAATTAAACTGTACAGAATTCCAGTCTGGGACTCCTCTTGCTCGCTGCGCTCGCAAGTTTACCACCGAAATTCAGATATTTATTGTATCGCATTGCGATGCGCGGCGCGGCCGCGTGAAGAGTTCGCGGCGCATATAATAAGGATACGTATGAAGGATTAATGAAGGCTTTACGCGGGGTGCCAAGGCGTTTGTCGCGACGGCCCCAACTCCCAACACCCCGATTTTGAAATTAATCCTTCAGCGAATCGTTCACGCGCCAAACTTATCTGAGGCGCGCGGCAGAGATGTTACGTAACTTATTTAGGTCATTCTCCAGATATCTTCTTCGGTCAATCTTAACTTAACCTTGGCTACTTTTAAATCCGTGGGAGACTTGAGACTTAGTTTGGATTTTCCAGAGATTAAACCGCCTATAAATTCCATCATAGCAGGATCTGGGTTAAACCACTCTCCTCGAACCCTGTGTTTAGCAAAAGTCAGATGTAACCAAGTCTCTTCGGAGTGATCCCCTTGAATTGTTCCAAGTAAGACAAGTTTATCGGGACTTCCTACTCTCATTTGAGCGAGTCTATGAATTATGTTTCCAGGGCTTGACTTTCCAATCTTAACTAATCTAGTCAGTTCTCCTTGAACGAAATAAATCATTTGAATCTGGGTTCCTCCGGCTACTTCATTTTACCATACTTTACCCCGCAAAGCAAGGGTAAAGTAATGAAAATAGGGCATTTACGATTTATGTTGACTTTGCCTAATTTATAAGGTATCCTGGTACAACGGGCGAAGTTTATCTGATGCTATTATCTGAAGACAAAGTTAGGAACAGGCTAGCATCTCCGGCGAATCTCGCTGCTCGCTTCGCTAAGTCTGAGCCTGAGCCGAATCTCGAAGTCCGTAAGAATTGTCAGAAGAGATTCATCCCGAGATCAGTCAGAAACGCGGCAGCCTTCGCAGGTGCGGTCGGCTTAGATACGCAGCAAACTATCGCAGATAATCTCGGAGTGTCTCAGATGGAAGTCTCGCTACTCGCCAGCGGCAAAGTAGCCTCAGACGTTCCCGTAGCCAAGATAGATCAAGTCTTAGAGAAGACGATGAGCCATGCGCGGGACTTGGCCCTCTCTCGTCTCCTCTCGACTCTAGGCTTCATTGACGACGAGAAACTTGAGCGAGCGACTCTGAAAGACTTATCGACAATGGCAGGGGCGATGAGCAAGGTCATAGATAAGACGATGCCTCATCACGAAAAAGACTCTGGAGTCACTCTCGTCGTCTATGCTCCTGAAATAAAATCTGAATCAGCTTTCAGAGTCATCGAAGTAAATAAGAATACCTAGGTTCTCGTCTGAGGCTAGTTTGAGGCTAGTTCGAGGATAGTTCCCGCAGTCAACTATCTCAAATGACTACTTTAGATGACGCCTCAGATGAGCAAGTCGGTGCGCGCCGCGGTTTCCCAGACCGACTGGGTCCTCCATCGGGACGCAAATCGGCGGCGCGCGCCGTTAAAGTTCGGTGACCGCTCGACAATGTGAGCCACGTAGGTTGTACACCAAGTACACCAAGGAAGTTCGGAAACCAAGGAAGAATGGCTGAGCAGCAAGTCTGGCGACCTCATCCACGGCAGACGGCGTTCCTCTCGCTCCCTGATACCATCTTGGAAGCGATGTACGGAGGTGCGGCTGGAGGGGGGAAATCAGAATGCCTCCTCATGTTGCCTCTCGCTCGCGGATTCTATAAGCATCCCCGGTTCAAGGGAATTCTCTTTCGTCGAACCTACCCAGAGTTAGAATCCGAGATAATCGTAAGATCCCATCACTTCTATACACCTGCCGGAGGTAACTACAACTCTGAGAAGCGTCGTTGGACTTTTCCGAGCGGCGCAGTCATGCAGTTCGGCCACGTAGAGTATGAACAAGATGTCAGAAAATATGACACTGCTGAATACAACTACATGGGATTTGACGAGCTTACCAGCTTTACCCAGTACCAGTATATATACCTCGCGATGTCAAGATGTAGAAGCTCTTCTCGCGATCTTCCGGCAATTGTCAGAAGTGGAACCAACCCCGGTAACGTCGGTCACGGTTGGGTACGAGACAGATTCATCGAGCCAGCTCCAGCTCAAAGTATCATTCTTGATTCGCTTACAGGACTGAAGCGGATTTTCATCCCCTGCCTTGCCTCTGATAATCCTCACATCGACCCGGAGTACATCAACAGATTAGGCGGCTTACCTGAAGCCGAACGGCGCGCGAAGCGCGACGGGGATTGGTGGACCTTCTCTGGCCAAGTCTTCGATGACTGGAGAGAAGAGCACTTCCCGGACGAGCCTGAGAACGCCCAGCATGTCATTCAGGGCTTTGACATACCGCCGTGGTGGCCGCGCCTCCTCGCCATAGACTGGGGCTTCTCTGCGATGACGATCGCACTCTGGGGCGCGCTGAGTCCAGATGACAGGCTTTACGTCTATCGAGAGATGACGTTTCAGAAAGAGCGAATCTCCACCTGGGCAACGGAAATAGGAAAGGCTTCAGCGGATGAAAAATTAAGTGATATCGTCCTGTGCCAGTCAGCGTTTCAGGACCGGGGCGGCGATATCTCGATAGCTGCTGAGTTCCAAAAGGCCTCTGGTTTACTGCCGAGATCATCTGAGAACAGCAAAGGCTCGCGGATCTCAGGCAAACTTCTCTTACAAGAATACCTGCGCTGGCGACCCAAGCCGACGCGGAAGACTCCGAGGTCAAACTTCTCTCAAGACGAGGCTCAGGAGGTTCTCAGAAAGCTCGGAACTGTTGCTCATGAATCCTACGTCAAGCAGTTCCTCGAGGAGAAGCCTGAGTGCAACCTGCCGCGCCTCCAGGTATTCAATACTTGCAAGTCGATCCGAAAATGCATTCCGCTCTGCATCTACGATGAGAAGAATAAAGAGGACGTAAAGGAATTCGACGGTGACGATCCGTATGACTGCCTTCGTTATCTAGTCAAGGCCGCCAATGACAGACACTTTCCAGCCAACGTGGACAAATACAATAAGGATATTGCGGAAGTCCTCACTGAATTCTCACGGAATCAAAACTACACCGCGCTCCACCGGAGCATGGAGCGCCTCGAGTCTCGGAAACCGAAGGCGCGCCCAATTTCTCGCTTCCATAGAAGGCTCAGATAAAGGCTCAGATAGGAATTCAGATGATTACAGTAAAGTTGTTGCTGATGATCCTGGCAGTGATCTGTTTCCTGATCGCCGCAATTGGAGTCCCAGCATCTCCCAGAGTAAATCTGGTAGCCGCGGGCCTCTTCTTTTGGTCGCTATCCGTGATCGTAAGTCCGATAACCTAGGAGAGTCTATGCCTCAAAGACAAGTCATTATCGTCGGTACATTAAGTTTTACCGATGAACAAGGCGGTCCTCATCCAGAGCACCCTTGGGTACCGCCTCAGGGTCCAGAGGGTCCGAATGTCCCAGGCTGGCCGAACGTGCCAGGGAACTGGCCCAGTCTGCCAGGACAAGGCGGAGGAGGCCAAGGTCCCGGATCTGGAGGACAACCTCCTTATCCGAGCCATCCGATTTATAACCCGCCTTATCCTCAGCATCCTATTTGGCCGACTCCCCCGCAGCCTGGTGGAGGTCCGCCAAGACCTGGATGGCCGAATGTCCCAGGAAACTGGCCGTCTCTTCCGGGACAAGGCGGACCTGGTGGACCCGGACAAGGCGGAGGAGGCGATCAACCGCAGCCGTCTCATCCGACAAGTTCTCCCCCGGATCAGCCCCCGCCAGATGGATTCGTATGGCAACAGGCATTCGTCCCCTCAATTGGAGCCTGGATCTGGGTTTGCGTCCCCCAAGATGAGCAGCTAAGACAAGGCGGCGGCGGTCAGCAAGATCAAGATCCGAATCAGCAATATCAGCAAGGCTAGATCATGCGAGAGTGGCTCATACGTCTGCTTGGGGGTGCCACTTCGGCAGAGGTTGAGTTCCTCAGGATGCAACTCCGAGACAAAGGGAGTCTTTCGGAGGCTATCCTGGAACTGAGGAGTCTGATCATGCCATCTCAGACTCCTCAGCCAACAATTCCAGTGAAGGCATCGGACTCTCCAATCAAGACGGTCTCAGAACCCTGGACTGTTAGGAAGCGGCGGTTAGAACTTGAGGATTTGAAGAGATTACGAGATGAAAAAGAAGTTAAATCTACCGATTATGAGGTCGGTCGCGAAAGGTATGCGTCCAGTCGCAGCCCCTCCGAAGGCCCCATCAGACAAAAACCCGTTCAAGAAAGCCAAGTTCGCTAAGTCTTTGGAGGGAGCCTTTGAATGAGCCTCAGATGTCAGTATTTCGGCCAGCCGTATGGCGAGACGGTTAGATACTACTGGCTCGATGTCCGATTCCCGTGTTGTCTCGGACCTCTATACGGGCCAATTGGAGTCGTCACCTCGGAAAATCTCGATCAGAACAATGTCGTCCTCTGTCAATGGGACGCGGAGCCTGGGGCGACGGAGTATTACCTTCTCCAGACAGAGGAATCTCAAGTTCCAGGGTTCCAGGAGATGTGCTTGGTTCGCAAGACGGGCGCGACGTCGTATTCTGATGATGGACAGCAGTTAACTCAGTACCCGGATGACAAGAGGCCGCTCCGACCTACGCCAGGGACGCCAATCGAAGTCGCCGTCACGAGGCCTCTTCACCGCCCAGATCGACGCCAAGGTGATCCTGACAATCGTCGTCAACCTCCAGCTCCTCTTGAAGATCAGAAACGCCCGGAGCATCGAGTCTCTCAAATCGGAGTTCCTGTCTCGAATTTAGAACATCCAGACAGGCCGAATCCGCTGCTTCACGATCCGTCGAAAGATAGGGCTGATCAACTTCAGGCTCAGACTCAGGAATACGCGCGCGATTCTGAGAAGCTGCCTCAACAGCCGGGAAGAGTCAGTCCCAGAGCAGGCCAGGGCGGGGCGCAGCATGAGACTGCGTCGGAGCCACGGACGGAACAGCCGATACACCCGGAGGTCGCCAAGCACCCTCCGACAACGATGGTTCCTAATCCTGCAAAACCTGGCGCGCCCCCGAAACCGTCAGAGCCGGGCGTTACTGGCTCGGGGCCAGTTTACGACCCGAGGCAAGGGCAGCAAGGGCAATATGATCCGAGGCAGCATCAGACTGGGTCGAAACCGGGCGGGCAGGGACCGGGAATGACACAAGCTCAGCCTCCTCCGGGGCCAGCCTCCAGACCTCCAGCGCCGCCTCCGTTTAGGATGCCTGAATCTGCGAAGAAGCAACCGCAGCCTCAGCCGCCAGAGCCGAAACCATCTGAGCCGCCGAAGGGTCCTCCGAAGCAGCCACCGGGACAACAGCCGCAGAAACCTCAGAGACAAGAAGACCAGAGATCTGGACCGACGATCCCGAATCCTTACGCCCCGAAGTCCACTGAAAACAAAAGCTCATGATCGTCGCGGAGTATTACGGAAAATTCGGAAGCACGACGAGGTATTACTGGCTCGTAGCCCAGTTTGCCTCGTCTGCTCCTGTTATCTTCGGACCAGCCATCGTTCAGACGGTAAATCCCCTAGATAACAACAACCGAGTCCTTCTCAAGTGGGACTACGTTCCAGGATCGACGTATTACAGCGTAGTCCAGACACCAAATTCAAATCCGCCTAACCTTCAGAAAGATGTCGTGGCCGCGATAGTCTCGACTACGACGGTTCATCACGCGACTGACTTCGGAGTCATTCAGGACTGGTATTATCCATCTCCAGGCGTTGCCGGTGGTGGCGCAATCGGGGTAACTAGCGTATTTGGCCGGACAGGCCAAGTACTCGCGGTCACCGGGGATTACGATGTTACCCAAGTCACCGGGGCCGTCCCGCAGTCTCGTCAAATCGTCGCGGGCCTCGGCTTAAACGGCGGCGGCTCCCTTGCGAGCAACGTCTCAATAGCAGTTACGCCGGATACGACGCTTCAGAAGTCTAGTATTTACAACAGCGGCGTCCCGATTGGTCAGAGATCGACTCTGAATCTCATCGGAGGCGCGGCGCTCACCATCTCGGTAGCCGATAATCCTGGGCAGAACTGGATTGACGTAGTATTCTCATCGAAAACTGGTTCCGGTTCAGGCCTAGTCGACCCGACGGTAACCAAGGGAGACTTAATCGTAAACAACGGGACTCAGGTAGTCCGATTACCGTCAGGTCCGAATGGTCAATACCTGATAAGCGACTCCGCTTCGCCATCTGGGATCAAATGGGGCGGCGGAGCGTCTCAGTCACCTTGGCTGTCGGATATCAACGCTGCACAGTTCAGGCTTTGGAATCTCGGATCTCTTGAGTTCAGGTCACAATCCTCGCTAACTGCGACCCCGATAGTCCTCTATGACGGATCTTCTTACATAAACCGAATACTAACTAACGGCGATCCTACGACTCCAGGCATCTTTATAACTCAGAATTACGGATACTCGAATGGATTTGCTAGAGATGATCCGTCTAAAGGGGGTACTTCAATCAATTTGCTGAGGACCGAAGGGGAATATGACAATCTAGGCTCCTTCATCTTAAGCATTGATGATATCAGGAATTCCGGCACTTATTCGAACAGAGTTCTCCAGTTCTCTGCTGCACAATCGGATCTTCAGCTATTTGAGCAGAATCGGCCAGCGCCTTACGCCGACTCTATGGCCCCGAGCCTCTCCTTCAGAGGTAATGCATCCACTGGTAGCAAGGTCAAGTCTTCTATAACGAGCTACCCAGGGTCGAGTAATATCTCAATTGCGGCGCGCAGGGACTACAACGCGTCTAATGGAACGCCAGACCCCGGCACTATATCAACGACTTTAAGGATAAGAAATAACGGCACCGCGGCCTTATTCGCGACGACTGATCTAGGCGGAATAGATGTCGGTGCGGATACCATATTCTGGTTCGATTTATCGAATAAACGTCTCGGGATCGCGAATAGGACTCCAGGCTACGCCATTGATGCAGTCGGTGATATAAACATCACGGGAGTCTATCGAGTTAACGGCGTCCCCATCTCAACAGGTGGCGGCGGAGGGATGACGGACCCGACGACAACTAAGGGAGATCTGATAGTTCACGGCGCGACGACGACTCGGCTAGGAGTCGGATCTGATGGACAAGTTCTAACTGCTGATTCTGCTCAGACTCTTGGCGTCAAGTGGGCGGCAGGCGGCGGAGGAAGTAGTCTTAGTATCTCTGACGAGGGATCTTCGATCGGAGCCGCGACGGTATTAAACTTTATCGGGGCGGGAGTAACGGCAGCCTCAGCGGGTGGCGGGACGATTAATGTCACGATACCGGGAGGCGGCGCGGGATCGCAGACGCCGTGGACCTCCGATATCGACGCAGCTGGATTCAAACTGAATAACGTCGGGACTATTGGCATCGGGTCGAATGCGATTCCACAAGCCAAGCTTTTGGTAACTACAAATCCAGCGGCTCTTCCACAAGCCCCTGCGGGAACGCTTATACAAGCAGCCGGATCAGACTCTGGAGTGCCGCGTATCATGGCGGATGCTTGGTTTGCGACCCCGACCTTCGTAGGTCGCGCCGCACTTGGAACATCGGCTGCCCCGACAGCGATTAGCGCGGGGATAAGCATGGCCTTGTTCGGAGGGCTTGGACGTGGCAGTGCATCATACTCGACGCAAAGCCGCGGCCATATGCAGGTAATGGCGTCTGAAACTTGGACAGATAGCGTGCAAGGCACTTATCTGACCTTCTACACGACTCTGAACGGAGGCACGACGACTGCTGAGAAAGTGCGGATTGATAACGCTGGCAACGTCGGAATAGGAATAACCAATCCGACCGAGAAGTTGACACTGGGCGGTACGCGCCCCGCTATTCTGTTCGACGGCGGTTCGACGGCTCGGGGCCGAGTTCAGCAGATGACCGTTACCCCAGGAGTCGGCATCTTGGCGAATCTGACTTACGACGGCGCCGCCTTTCAGCGAGATGACATCGCTCAGGCAGCGAGTGTGCTGACTATCGGAGCGAGTAGCATGACGGTGCGTTATGCCCCCGCAGGCGCAAATCCAGCCACGACGACGACTCCATTCACGTTCGACTCGGCGAACTCTAAATTTGGCGTCGGAATAGCCCCAGCAGTTGTTGGTCATTTTTATAGCCCAGGAACTTGTCAAATCAGAAATGAGTCCGTCGCGGCAGGGGCTGTATCAGCCCTTGAACTAAAAGTAGATAATCATCAATGGCAGTTGGCTGGTGGAGGATCTACCAGTGGACTCAACTTCTTTTATCTGTACGACTCTACAGCCGCTGCTCATAGACTACAGATAAATAACGCAGGCAATTTCATATACTCTTGCCCTAATGCATGGTCAGGGGACGCAAATCTATTCAATAGCTCGATGTCTTTGTGGATAAATGAAGGCTCTAACCTTCTTAACATTAGGGTCAAATACGCTAATGGAACTTCAAAGGGTGTTACACTTACCCTATCTTAGAAAGGATAAAGATGGCAGACAGAGCAGTATCAGAACATGGATTAACAGACTTCTTCGCCGATATGCTCGAAGGCGAGCCGTTCTATGGCGAAGGATATCAGAATCCTTACGCACCGGAAAATCCCGACTACGTCATCATGCCGTCGGGATATGCTATTCCAACAGATTACTGCAAATATACGTTCAGCAACGCGTATAAATACGGCTGGGCTAAGCAAGCCGGAGTTTCGTCTGAGGAGTACTTGCTGAGAAACTGCGCCTATGGTGAGCAATGGGTCGTAGACGGCTGGGATCATAAGTCTTACGATCCGCGCACGGGCAAAGTTGATACATTAGAAGAAGGTGGAGGAACTGGGCTTCCTTCTCCGAGTCTCTATCCGTATTACACCTACTAATGAGACAGATTCTCTTAGCTTCGACCGTACTAACACTATCGGCTCAGATCGTGCTCCCTCCGGGAGTGACACTGCGTCCAGGCCAGCAATATCAGTTCTACGGAAACTGTCCCGGCAAGACGTGCCGGTTCGAGCTTGGTCTTGGTCACGATCGGACGTCATCGATCACCGTCGATGGACTGTACACAGCGCCGTCGTCGGCGGTGCCACGGTCGAAGCTCGGAGGATGTCCAGTGATGCCGTTGTCCTCGATATTCAATACGAAGATCACTAGCTTGCCAGTCGATCCGAACTCCGTCGCGATGATAAATCAAATCGTGTCGCGCGCCATAGGAGGGACTGGGACGCTGCATTTGACCTCGACTGGACCGTTAGTCGTTCCAGTAGACGACGCGACTCAGAAAGTCTTCTTGCAGAGTTATTACAAGAATCTCGGCACTGGATCATGGCCTTTGGGGACTCCGCCGTACCTGCGCGTTGGCTCCAAGGATCGCCCGAAGGCCATGAACCAGACTGGCTGGCGAATTCTAGGCATCGATAACAGAGTCATGGAAGTCGATGTGAATAACTGTAATAGTTATGAGTACTACTTCTCCGGGTCGATCGAAGACGCGCTCGAAAATCCTAAGTTATCGCCAGTTACCAGCAAGTTATCGAATATCTCAGCCTATAGCGTTCTGAACACAATGGACTGGGATAATGCACTAAATAAGCCTGTAGGACTAAACGGAAGCGCAAACGCCTCCGGAATGTGGCATCAGCCACTTCAGCTAGACGTTGATGAGCTAATGCAGAGCGTTGACAAAGACGGCGCGAATGCAAACTTAGGTCATCTAATTGGATTTACTCTCCCGAACGTGAATATTCGCCCTTATAGCTCCGGAGACAGACGCTGGCCTGCCATCCTCTGGGCAGGAGGCTATACGGATGGCCTTGTGCCTTATGGGACGAGATTCAGATTAAAGCAGACGTTCGTCGATGCCTTTCCTTACGCGCAAGCCTGCATAACGGCTGGAACTACAACTGGTATCGGCATCATATCGCAGCAACGCTGCCAGAATGCCATTCGGGGAATCTTCAACACGATCAGAGACTATGGCGTGATCATGATGGACGGAACTAGTACGTCAGACTCGGGCGGCATGCACGTCAGGAGTCATGGTCGATATGACCCGGACTGGTTCGCCGCGGCATGGGCATTTAGTCAGTCTAAGGCTAGAGGTTGGGGCAACGCGCTCGCCTCTTTAGAAGCGGTGAACGAGCAGTCTCTGATGGTCGATTTAAAATCGAACATGGTCAGAGATCCGATTGCGAATCCAGAAGTCGTCCGCTATGTTGACATCACGAATCCCACGGCGCCGAAAGTCTTAGACGTGCGCGATATCATAGTTTATCCTCCGACGGTCGGAGTACTCGCTAACCAGTTCAGCGTCGTCGCTGGATCAGGACCGCTTGATCTCAAGTACCGAAATGTTTGGGCCACCGGATTCAAGGATAACTCTGCGATCACCTGGACGATCGTTTCCGGTCCCGGTACCGTCAGCGACGGCAAATATCTTGCTCCGAAGACTCTAGTATCTCCAGCGACGACTATGGTGCGCGCCTCGCACAGCGAAGATACGGGCCAATACGCGGACATCAGGATCGTCAATTTCCCGGCGGTCGGAAATGGACTCTGCATCCGTCTCGCCGCGTCTCAGCCCGCGAACGTGAAGGACAAGCTAGGTAGGACATGCTGGAACTTCGACGACGTGAAAGTCCAGGTCAATCCTTTCGGTACAGTCTTGCTGGGCAACCTCAATCAAGTCGTTTCTCAAGACCCTGCGTTTCCGAACGGCGGAGTTTGGCGTTCAGGAGTGAATACTGAACAGATGGCGCATTTTAGTCTCCCCAATGGCAAATACAAGGTCAGTGCGCTCGTAGTCACGCCATACGGGAACCCGTTGAGTTCGACCACGCCTTATGATCCGGCGGTAGTTGCTAACAGCAATACGATTGACATCAACGGTCAGATGGTATTCGGGCCGCAGAATATGTTGCGCGTGATCGGAGCGCCGAATACAGGGAAAACTGTGCCTCTTACGGTAGACATAAAAGGCGGAGATATGATTTTCGGCTGGAGAATCGAGGGTAAATTCGGTGGTGCGGCTCCGTATCTAGCTGGAATCCTGATTGAGAGCACTACTACTCGACGACGGAGAACAAGATGAGAAATCTTTACGGTACACTAGTTCTGACTGCGGCCCTTACGAGTTGCTATCGTCCTGCTCAGTATGCTCCTAGCGCGAGCGGCTTTCTGCTGGCAGCGGATTATGGAGTCAAGTGTGATGGCAGCACTCAGAACGCCACGCCTCTACAGAACGCGATCAACGCGGCGGGGACGACGCATAGGGCACTCTATATCGAGGCCGGGACCGGAGTCTGTTGGTTCAACACTACCCTAACGATCAACGCGAATAATGTAATCGTGCGAGGTATAGGAAGACCTACGCTCTCTTACACGGGCAACGGCTCCGCGATCACCATTGGTCAGCCCTCTAGCGTCGTCTACCAAGCGGAATTGAGTGATCTAATCATCAGCTTGGAGAACGCAGGGACATCGGCCATTGGCATCACTGAGGTAGCCACTCGTAACTCAGTCGTAAGCAATGTAGAGATTAAGACAGGGCAGGGCCGCGCCAATTCGATCGGACAGACTGCTGTAAAGATAGACGGCACGGGATCATTTAGCGCGATGAACGATTTCAATTCCGTCTACATCCACGGGGATTTCACGACAGGTTATCTGATAACCGGAGCGAACAGCTTTAACTCCACGAACAGCACACATATCATCAGCGGAGGAGTCTTCAACACGGCCACGAACAAGGGTGGCAGTATCGGTATCCGCGTGCAGTTCGGGGACACGACTAGAGTCACGCATACGTCGGTGGAAAACTGGGGAACGGGCATTCGCGTCGAGTCTAACTTTAACGGACCATTCAGCGGACGCTTTGAAAACAACGTCATGGACTGGGAAGTAACGCAGGGAGTAATCAATACTTCGTTCACTGGCGGAGTATTCTCAGAGCATACCGATAAAGGCACTGGAACGGCATTCACGTCCAACGGCTCGGAACTGAAGACTCAAATTGGTGATACTCTGTACATCCCGGCTCTTAAGTCTAAAACAGGAGTTCGATCAGTCTGTATAGACTCGACTGGCAAGCTGACATCGCAGACCGGAGCCTGCAACGGCACCTAAATAAATTATGACTGAGAACAAACAATTAGACCAAGCTGCAATCGAAACGATAGCGGATTTGAATTCTCAGATCCGAGCACTAAACGTGGCTAAAGAAGCAGTTCTAGTCTACTATCACAAGCAGAATAAGCTAGTCATAGGAGAATGGAATCTTGCGGAAAATCAACAGGAGCTTATAAAACGCAATGGGACCTCAAATGCCGCAGATGCCGCAGCCGCCGCAGATGCCGCAGGTCACGCAACCCGAAGCACCTATCCAGAATAACGAAGATCTCCCTGAGAATCTTCAGAATGTTCTGAAGGACCTTGTACGTCAGTACGAGCATGAGGACTCTTGGGTTCGTAAACAACAACTGAAGCTGTGGAAGAAGAATGAAGAGTTTTGGCACGGCATTCAGTTCATCTTCTGGTCAGAGTCTCGTCAAGATTGGGTATCCCCTGCGGAAACTAAGTGGACTGGTCAAGAGGAGGGTCGAGAAGAGGCTGAGGGACCATTTTACGACTTTGTTATCAATATCTATAAGGCTCACGGAGAGTCTGTTATCGCAGCTCTATCGGCTGAGGTACCGTCTGTAAGATTCCCGCCCGATGATGCTGAAGATGAGGACGATCTAGTAACCTCCAAGACCTATGATAAGATAGCAGATCTGATCCAGAGGCATAACAACGCTAAGATGACGTTGTTGCAAGCCTTGTTCACCCTCTGGAATCAAGGAATGGTTTGCGCTTATCACGCCCCAAAGGCTGATAAAGCGTTTGGAGTAGTCGAAATACCGCAATATACTCGTTCTAAGTTCTGTGAGTTCTGCTCAAAGCCTGTTGCAGAGCCAATGTCTGAGTCTGTGCCGCCTTCACAGGATCAGATGACTGGGGCTGCGCCTCCTGTCCAGAGTCCTCCTGGTCCAACTATGCCAGGAGCGCAGCCTCAAGTACCTCAAGAGTCTTGTCCAGACTGCGGAATGCCAGTGACCGAACGTCCGGTGATCACAGGATATTCAGAGTCGCCGAAAACTCGGGTCGTTTGGGAACTTTACGGACCGATATTTGTTCAAGTCCCATTCTACGCGCGCGATCAGAAGGAGTGTGGATATCTCTTACTGAAGAAGGACTTCCCTGTAGCCTTGCTCCAGAATCTCTACCCTCATATGGAGGATAAACTTGAGCATGACACGGCTGAGGACGCGGAATACGAAAGATTCACACGAAGCCCTTCGACTTTCTCTAGCTATTCGAGAATTGACGAGCGTCGTAATCTGAGGGCACTTAAGAGAATCTGGTTCCGGCCCTGGGTATTAGACGGACTGAGCAAGGAATTTGAGTCTGAAAAACAACAACTCAAAGAGATGTTCCCGGATGGAATATATTGCGCTTTTATTGGCGATAATTATGTGGAGTCTCGTAATGAAGATGTTGATAAGTATTGGACGGTAGGCAAATGTGGTTTGTCAACCTTCATTCACTGCGATCCGTTGGGACAACCTCTGATTTCGGTTCAGGAGTTGAGAAACGTCTTAGTTAATCTAGTACAGGAGACTATAGAGCATGGTATTCCATCGACTTTTGCAGATACCGAGGTTCTCGACTTCGACACATATTCTAGGCACGAAGCAAGACCCGGCATGGTATTCCCTGTGGTTAGAAAACCAGGTGAGGCTATCGCTGACGCATTCTACGAGTCTTCTCGTGCAACCGTCTCTAAAGAACTCGGGGCCGTTTGGAAGCAATTGGATCAAGACGGTCAGTTCGCCGTAGGCTCTTTCCCGTCGATCTATGGAGGGCCATCCGAAGGCAAAACTCGTACTGCCTCAGAGTATAACAGCTCTAGGCAGATGGCTCTTCAACGCCTCTCGATTAGCTGGTCATACGTCGTCCAATGGTGGACCAAACTAATCGAGAAGTCCGTGCATCTCTTCGTCGAGAACGTCGTTGCTGACGAGAAGTATGTAATTAAAGAGAATAACAACTATATCAATATCTGGATCAGACAGGCTGAGATGACTGGTAAGGTCGGTGACGTGGAGCCTGAAGGCTCGGAAATGTTCCCGACTACGATCATGCAGAAGCAGGATCTCTTTATGAAACTGCTAGGACTCAATGATGACATGATTAAGTCCGTCCTCTTCGATCCAGAGAATCGTCGAATGATCGCGGACATCTTAGGCGACCCGAATCTTTACGTACCTGGGGAAGATCAGAGGATCAAGCAGGCGCGCGAGATTCAGATGATGATTAAGACTAGCCAAGTTGTCCCGATAGAGACTGCGGTAGATGACGACGATGTCCATATAGGGGCGCTGAAGAACTTCATGGTCGGCGCGGTCGGTCTTGATCTGAAGATGACCAATCCGCAGGCGTATCAAGCTCTAACTCAACACCTTCAGATGCACCAACAGAATCAGATGATGCAACAGATGCAACAAATGCAGGCTCAGGGTCCGGGAGACGGACAGCCTCAACCACAGGAGACTCCAAATGGCTGATGAATTAACTGGTACGACTACGGTAGAAGAAGATGTGGTACTACTTGAAGGTGACGAAAAGCCTTCACGTGATGAAGAATTGGTGGAGGCTCCTGATGGCGAGGATAAACTGGGAGATGGAGATGAGGAAGCTGAGGAGGAGTCTGAAGAAGGAGCAAAATCGGAGGAGGAGCCAGTAACTTACTATGACCGTCCGTCAGTTAAGCAAATTAAAGAGAAATATCCCGATTTTTTCAAGACCTTTCCTCAGATTCGAGACATGTATTTTAGGGAATCAGAGTTCTCTAAGGTTTTCCCAACAGTTGATGATGCTCGTGAGGCTGCTTCGAGTGCAGAGAGCTTCGTTACCCTCCGAGATGCAGCACTTAACGGGGACGCTAAAACGATTCTCACCGCAGTCGGAGAAGCTGACCCCAAAGCCCTTCATAAGATGGCGGGTAATCTTCTAAGCAATCTTTATGACATCTCGAAGGACGCGCATTGGGAAGCTGTTGCACCAGTTCTGCAGAACGTCGTTCAGTCTTTCTACAACGAAGGCAAAACGACTAACAATACTGATCTTACGAATGCTGCCCTTCATCTTAGCAAATTTCTGTTCAACAACTTTGATGTAGCTAAAGGTAAGTCTGTTGTCAAGAGTCAGTCGCCTGAGGCTACTGAAGAGCTTAAGAAGATCGAAGATGAGCGAAATAAGCTATTCGCAGAGAAGCTAACGGGCTTCACGAACTCCGTGTATACTGAGGGCGGAGATGGCTTATTGGGCCTCATCGGAGCTGATCGGAAGATCGACCCTGAAGGAAATCTGACCAAGGGGATGAAAGATTACGTCATAAACAAGGTGATTGAGGAAGTCAATCAGCAGATGCAATCTGACCCTGAGCATGTTCGGATGATGCAGTCCCTGTGGACGAAGGCTAAACGAGAAGGATTCGGCGATACTTGGAAGTCCAGATTAGTCACCGCGTACCTGGCGCGCGCAAAATCGCTCGTTCCCGGCGTAAGAGCCAAATACGTCTCAGAGATTCTTGGCACTTCTGTCAAGTCATCCGATAAAACAAGAACCAAAGTTGAGCATCAGAATGGCAGAGTCGAACCAGGACAGTCGGGCCTCGCCGCTAAAGATAGGCCCGTTAAATTCTCGGCGAAGGAAATTGACTGGAGCAAGACGAGCGATCTTGATTTCATCAACGACAACGTAAGCTTGAAGAGGAAATAATATGGCGGGCAATGAAAGCCAAGTCGTTGGCGCGGAGCTAGAACGTGTGCTCCCGAAAGTCCCCACGCTCTTTGACCGAGACGATGTCTTCTATTCGGCTCTCGAAAAGCGTCCTGTCGAGGTAATCTCGGCGCGTGATATGAGAATTCCGCTCGAACTCCGGCCTGGAGGGAAGACGGGATACTACAACCCAGACGGTGGCGACATGGGCCGCGGCGACATGCCGACGTTTGACAAGGCGCTCATCAACAGCGTTCACATGCGGCACGCGGTTGAGTTCACCTCGAAGACGATGTGGGCAACGGATTCTAACCGGAAGGCCGTTATCAACGCGTTCAGGCATAATCTGGCGACGGGCATGAAGGAATTCCGTCGCAACGTCGATAGCTACTGCATGACAGCTGGTAATGGAGTCCTCGGGACGATTACGACCGTGTCCAATGCTGGCGGTGTTGACACTTATACGCTGACAACGGACGGCTACGGCGCGCGCCTGCTCAGATACGGGATGAACATAAACGTCTACACCTCGAATCTGTTGACGAACCGGACGGCAGCCGGCGAAGTATCGATCAGTTACCTTGATATTCCAACCAAGACCATCAAGGTGCCAACGGTAGCCGGAGCATCTCCGGGTGATCTGATCGTCGCTAGTGGCCTGTCGGCCACTCCTCCGGTAGGGATGTTAGGGGTGCCCTATCACGCCTCAAACGCCTCAGTCGGCACGTGGCTAGGCTTCGATCGAGCATTGACTCCAGAGATTCGAGCCAACGGCACTGACGGGGGTGGCGTCGCGCTGACTCTCCCGGCCCCGAGACTTGCGATCAATAAGATCGGTGACCGCGTCGGTATCAATACGAACTCGAAAGTGACTGCCTGGACCCATCCGGCTCAGAGAGCAGCTTATGAGGAACTCGCGCAGAACGTCATGGTCATCAACAAGACGTCTGGCGATGATACCGCTAACCTGTACTTCAACAACAACATGAAGATCGCAGGCGCGCCTCTTAAAGTCTCGTACAGCTGGGACCGGACGCGCATCGACTTCATCGACATGGATGTCCTGGGCCGCGCCGAGTTGCACCCAGCGGGATTCTACAAGAATCCAGACAACGATCAGAGAATCTGGGAAATTCGAGGCACGACCGGAGGCGTGGCGACGTCATGGATCTTCTACATCGTTGCCAGCTTTAACATGTACGCCTCGAATCCGGCAGGACTCAGCTACATTTATAACCTGAGGCCTCCGAACGGGTACTAAGGCTCTGAAATGCAGCAGTTCAAGGAATTCTTAGATCGCCAGGGGAGGAACCTTCAAGACCTCCCGAACTGGAAGCTGGTCTGGTCTGAGGATGCGATGGAACTCAGGAAGGGTGAGTTTAGTGAATTCCTAGGCTCAGTCTTCCTGAGGACCGTGCGCGATGTGAGATGGGTTCGGAAGTATTCGTATATCAAAGATCGCTGGATTCTAGAGCGTTGGTTCCCTCCAGAGATTTGTTATACGGATGAATTGCCGAACTCAGTGCAGGGAAGCTATGAACCCGTCTTCGTCTATGAAGATAAGAATGGCCTAGCACTGCCTGTTACGATAAAGAGCCTAGAGCACATCATCGGAGCAGCTAATCGACCACGGAAAGTCTCAGCTGAGCAACGTGAATTAGAGATCATGAACGAGTTAACGAAGGCGGAAGATCAGGAAGTTAAGGACTTCGAGGATTCAATTGACGCTTCGCCAATTGCGAGTTTGTTGCATACCAAGGAAGGCATAATTGTCCCATGACACCTAGAGAAGAGCCAGTCTGTACCATCGTCTCGATAGTCCCGAGGCCGATCCGGCAGGAGTTCCCAGGACTGATACCGCCTATATTTGAGCTTGAGGAGTCGGACGGAAATTATCCAGTCGTCAAACTCGTCAAAACCGCGATGCACTTCGTGTATCTTGATGAAACTCGAGGTTCGCTACGAGTCCAAGACAGCCCGAATGAGGTGGCGCGCGCCATTTGCGACGACTTCACTAACTCTCAAGTCGGAGTTTCAACGGACTCTGTAGGGCGACCCGGAATCTTCTGGCTCGTCGGTGAGCTTACCGCGCCAGAAGTTATAGAGAAGCATACTCCTCGACTCCAGAACGCTCATGCTCTCCAGACCATCTGGATGACCGACCTCGCTAGAATGGCGGATAACGACTGGAATCGATATCACGCGCACAATGTAGTCTCCGAGTTCCAGATCAAGGTAGCTAGAATGCTTGGTTGGAATCCTGAGCAACATGATTGGATGACACCTGAGAAGCACCCGGATACCTGCCCAGCGTGCAACACTCCTACCAAATCTGGTATCATCATCTGTCCAACTTGCAGGTGCATCCTTAACCCCGAAGAGTACAAGAAACTTCAGTTCGCTTGAGAAAGGAAAGTTAAATGGCAAATGCTGCTGTTACAGATACTGCTACGACCAATAGCACGGTCGGAGGTCTTCAACATATCTACGGAACCCTTACGATCGCTGCTAGCCCCGACGTCTATGTCTCTGGAGGACTCGCTGTAGACTTCTCCGGAAATCTAGTCAAGGCCACGAGGCCTCCAATCTGGGTCGACTTCACCAGCGCCAATGGCTACTACTACGCTTATGTTCCTGGGACAAGCATCCTGAACGGAAAGATTAAGATCTCTGTTACCGGATCTGCTAGTACTCCGATGACAGAGATAGCGGCCTCGGCTATTCCGGCTGGAGTCAGCGGCGACGTGGTCAGATATCACGCGGTATTCGTTGGGCAAAACTAATGTCACTAGCTTCAGTCGCACTCGCATCTGCTCGGGAGTACATGAACGACTCAGCGGGTCAGTTCTGGACCGATGCTGTCCTGATGCCGAAGCTTCAGGAAGCTCATCGGCAGATGCAAGTGCGCCTCCAGTTAGCGGGGATTCCGGTTATCAAGACGGTTAGTACCGTCTTAACCGTTCCGGCGCGCACGACTGACTTGACAACTGTAGCCGGATATCCTGCTGACCTTGTCGAGCCTAAGTGGTTGAAGTCTCGAAATTCAGGACAGAGAAATTCTGACTTCGTTGACATGACTCAGTGCGATTACATACCAAACTGGGACATGGGGACATCGCTGGGCTGGTGGTGTTGGCAGGGTGAGAAGATTCTCCTTCTCGGATCAACTATAGCTAAGGAGGTTCAGCTTCGTTATGTCAGAGGATTGGCCGTCCCGACTACAGCAGGATCTAGCCTTGGCTTCATCTATGCTGAAAACTTCCTTGGCCCGAAGACTGCAGCACTTGCGGCAACTGCTACAGAGAATGCATCAGCGGTTCAAGAATGGGCAGCGGAGGCAGAGAAAGCCTTGACGGATATCATTAGAATGAACATCCGCGGCTTGCAGAATCTCCCGGCTAAGAGACAGGCCTATCACAGAGGAAGACACGGCGCGCACGCCCTTAGAGGTAGTTGATAAGGCTAAAAGATGAGATTAGAAGATTATCAGAAAATCTCGTTCTCGAAGTTCAATGGCATCTATGACAGGGGAGACTCTGATTCGGTCCCTCCGGATCATGCCATTGATTGCGGCAATGTACTCCTCCGAGATCCTGGTAATGTCAGACAGCGTCCTGGTAGTAAACTAAGTTTCACCTTAACTCATAGGCACCCGACTTGCGTCAATCAGTTCCTCGCGACCGGGAACGGAGGTGCGTTCTTCGTCACGATGGACGGATTCGGTAACATGTACAAGGAGTCTGGTAGCGCCTCGACTCTAATCTGGCCACCCGCTGGTGAGTTCGTCTCGGATCAAGGCTACATGGACTTCGCCGGACTGAACATGTTCGGGAGGACGTATTTCAACATCATTCGGCGATTCACCGGGGTCGGAGCTTTCACAGAGTCAATCAAAGTCTGGGACGGAATCAATCCGGTTAGAGACGCCGCGGGACTGCCCCCTTCGTATCTTGGTAATCCGCCAGTTGGAGTCCCCCCTTCTAATGGACCATCTGACTTCTATACGGTGCCCAGGACCGGCGGAGTCGTCAGCCTTGGAGTGCACCGGGTCGCGGTAAGTTATGAGACGAATACTGGATTCATAACTCGCCCGGGTCCGATCTGGAATCTAGCGACTAATAATAAGCTAATCTATACTCAGTCATTTAGCGACGGGACGAACTATTTACTGGCAAATAATATTCCAATAGCTCAGAGTTATCAGAAAATCGTCGCGCGCCACCTCTTGATGACGAAAGGCGATGAGCTTCAGTACTTCTTCGTCCCAAATGGTCGAATACCTGATAATATCACGACTAGCTGGAATATAAACTGCACTGATAACGAACTAATCGTCGACGCCAGTTACCTATTCGACGTTCTGGATACGATTCCTGGAGGCTACGACGATGGAGGTCTTACTAAGTATCACGGACGCCTATTCGTATGGGGCGGAGAGGCTGATCTAGTTCGAGTGAGCTATGCTGGCGATACCGAGACTTTCAGCGACGTGACTGGCTACGTGCAGCTTCCGTCAGAGTCTAATGGAAACTATGTCAGAGGCTCCTTCTCGCTCCGTGATACTCTATACTTCACGAAAGGCGTTGGAATCTTTGCGACTCAGGATCTGAGCGGAGACGAGCCAGCTAACTGGCCAGTGACAATCATCGACGGATCAGCAGGTTCCTGGAGCAGTGGAATTTCGACTATCACGACTTCGCAAGCTGGCCTGCCTATCAGTGACGCAGTCCTCTTAGCTGATATAGAAGGCTTACACCTGTTCAACGGCGGAATCGTTACGCCGCCGCTTACCTGGAAGATCGATGATGTTTGGAAACAAATAACGGGGTCGAAGAGCAGCGTCGTGATGCAACAGATAACTGTTGTGATCGACCCCTTCGATCATCTAATCTATATCATCAATCCTTACGCCTCTGTTCCAGGATTGAATTTGCTAGTCGGAGACTTTTCGGAGGGCATGGACTCTCAGAATATTAAATGGACCCGTTGGTACATAGGTTCGATTATAGGTAAATCTATATCACTAGTTAGTACCTCAGACATTGACGGGACTCAATCCTATTGTCCTAGAATAGCAACGACAGATAACAGGATTCTTAAGTTCTCACCTGAGTTGACTCAAGATTTAGGCTTAGACTTCTATGGCGTTTATAGATTCGCTTATACTCCAATAGAAGTCGGCTCGCTCAACATCTTTAGAGGATTTAGAGTCAGGGCTAAAGGCACGGGAATCCTGATACCCTATGTCTATACTCAAGATGACCATTATGAGACAATCAACACTCCTGGAACTATATCACTGGTAACATCACCGGTTCAGGATTACTTCAGAGAGATGAATATTATGAATGAGAAGATCTCTCTAGTCTTTCAATCCCCTAACTTCACGGTGAACAGGGTCGACCTTTTTGGTACAGTGAAACTCAAATCGAGGCCAGCATGAAGTTCACTGGCGAGCCTCGAATCAATTTGCCAGGGGCTACTCCGACGTTCGATAAGACTCCTGTAGCCAAGGGGCGCATTCCCTCAGTTAACACTGATTTCATAACGATGGTGAGTCGGAAGATGCCAGCTCTAGTCGAGCCTGTCATTCTCTTGACGATGAAAGCCAATGCGATAATAAATGGTGTCAATCTGAGGACGATGTATCATCACGTCCTCGTCATTCATAATTTAGTTCCGAGAGATAACGCTTGCGCTAATCTTCCGATGCGAATCGCAGGGACGACGCTGATAGTTCATGGCACGACCCGGTATGCTTTGATCAAAGATTTCAATCTTCAGATAAATTGCTTTGCACCGAGTTACACTGGAGTCCTGATGAGCTATATAATCCCGAATACTACTAAACCAGGTATCCTCGTAACAAAGTCTCATGTAGTCCTAGCTGACGTTGATGATCTAGCAGTTCTAACATTTGATATTAAAACTGGAGATTCAGCATCTGAGCCAGATGGTCTAATATCCTTGGCATTTGAATGGACATCTTAACAACTCCGATTGAAATTCGGGACATGATTGATGAGGAACTTATTAAGGAGTTCCCGCGGGACTTTCCGTTCCCCGATCTCGAGAGTCTACTATATTTCTCTCGCAAAGAAGTCTTAATGAATGGCCGCGTCGTGGCAGCTGCATTCATGAGACTGACTAGTGAGGCCATCTTGATACAGGCTCCGGACTTGCCAAGAGCATCCCGTGCGAAAGTCTTGATGGCCCTCACTGGTGAGATGGATCGAGAGCTTGAGAGATTCGGACTGGACGATGTCCACGTGTTCATCAGCGAACCTGAGGTCGCTAAGACTGTCACGTTTTACACCAAGAGGCTTGGCTTCATCAAAGTCAGCGGAGTGCCTCTGATGAGGAGGTTACATGGCGAAGAAAGAACAGCAAGAAGCTAGAGGAACTGCACGAGATATAGCTAAACAGTCTAAGCAGGATACCCGTGATGCGTTGCACGGTGCTCCAGGTGGGGCATTTGGCTCAAGTGGACTGACTGGAGATCGCACTGCCGCTCAGGGCCAACGAGATACTACCTTGGGAAACATCCGTGGCTATGAAGATGAGCTTCATGGTTATCAGGATCAGACTAAGGATTGGTCGAATAAATATCAAAGCAAGTTTGAGGACTACGCGAATACCGGAGGTGTTGATCCGGGGCAACTAGCTAAACTGCGTACAGGCTATGAAGGCTTTGCGAACACGGGAGGATTCACTCCAGAGCAAGAAGCTGGCTTCCGACGCAGCGCCTCCGGTGCGGTCCCTGCGGCATACGACGTCATGATGAATGAGGCTCGTCGGAAGCGAGCCTTGACTGGTGGCCTCGGGGGCGGTGGTGAGCTATCGCAGATGACTCGTCAGCTTGGCGAGACTTCGGCTAGAGCTAATACGGCTGGAGAGGTAGCCTTAGCAGATCAAGAGAGGCAGGGCAAGCTAGCTGGCTTATCCGGACTTGGCGGCGTCGAGAGCCAATTAGCTTCTAATAAACTTTCTGGAATCCAAGGCGGTGCCAACGTCGGACAGGCCGGAATTCAGATGGGATCGAATCTGTCTCAGGCCGGTGCTAACATGGAGCAGAATCTGTATAACTCTCAGACTGGTGAGATCAGTCAAATGGGATCTCAGATTCTGCAAATGCTAGGCATCGATCAATCTAATCAGTCTCTCTCACTACAGACTCTTCAGAGTTTAGCGAATACGCCAGGACTCTTCGATAACATAATGAAGGTAGGCGGACTAGCAGTTGGAGGTCTGACCGCGGCGACTGGTGCTGGTATGTTAGGCGGGGTCGGTAAAATAGGTGGGACTCTTGGTAAAATACCAAAGGGAGTCAATCCCTTAGCTGGTGTGAATCTGTAAGGACTAATCATGGCAGGCTTTCCAAATCCAATACTCGATCAGTTGAGACGCCGGAGAATCTTCGAGCCTCAGCTTCAGCCTCAGTTGTCTCAAATTCCTGAGGAGGATAATCAATTTCAGAATCCTCCTCAAATGAGAGATGAGCAGCCTGAGTTCAAGACTCCTTATCAAGATGCCTATCGCAATAAACTAGGCGAAGCTCCGAATCAAGCCGATGCTCAGTATCAGCCTAGCCGGACTAGGAATGTTCTAGGTCGTATAGCAGCTGGAGCAGCGGGAGTATTCGGAGATCCCGCGGCTGGGGCGCACTTAGGCCGTGAGTTGATTCATGGTAAATATCTGAACGCTGAGAGGCAGTACGAGAGTCAGTTGGAGCCAGTGAAGCAGCAGGCTATTCTGGAAGCCCAGACTAATAAGCAACGCTTAGATGATATTCTGAAGCGCGCTCAGGCCAACTCCGCTAACGCGACTGCTGGATATCGTGGTGCCCAGGCTGGTAATATTAACTGGGAGAGAAGCCCGGAGGGAATCAAAGTTGCGGAGCATCGAGATATTATCAAACAAAGGCCAGTTTATGGCGGAGGGATGCTCTCGATTCAAGATCCTAATGCTCCGGGGACATATACTACTAAGCAGATCAGTACGACTCCGGGAGAGGTGGCTAATATAGGAGTTGCTGGAAGAGCATCTGAAGGTGAGAAGAATCGGATGCATCAAGCGGGTCTTCAAACTGAGAGGCTTACCTCAAATCTAGCCGTTCAAGAGGCAAATCGGAAGGCCGTGCACGATAATATGCTAATTCGTGAGGGCCGTATGGATCAAAGGGCTAGACTCGGTCGTGAGGCTACAGGAACTCGTCAAGATAAGGCTATTCAGGCTAGGAAAGACTTGGTCGGTAAGGATAAGATACACTCGGCAGCGGCTGTTCACAGAAAAGCTTTGGACATTGGTAAGGAGATGAGGACTAGCGATCCTCGTTTCGCCGATTTCGTTGACGAATCTGGCAATGTAACTGATTGGAGTCCATCCTGGTACACCTCCGCATCTAAAGAGAAGGCGTACAATGATTTCATGAGTGAGAGGAAGCGGAGGATTGGTGAAGCCTTCAACACTAGCTATGAAGATCTCTACGGAAGTGAGAATCCTCTAACTGTTGAGTTTCCAGAAGGCAGTGATGATGGAGAGGATCGTTAATGCCATATAAGATTGTAGGCAAAGAGGTTGTCAAGAAGGACACTGGTAAGAAAGTTGGAAGCTCTAAGAATCCTAAGAAATATCTTAGAGTCCTAAATGCCATCGAACATGGTTGGAAACCGACTCGTCGTAAATAGTCCTTACGGAGGTTCGAAACCCTTCGACTGGAGCGCTCCAACTCCGCCGACGCAGGAGGAGCTTGCTCAGATTGCAGAGGAGCAAGGACTCAACGTAGCTCCACCTCCTCAGATAGCACCAGAGATTCCTTCCCTTCCAGATTTCCTAAGCCCTAGTGCTCCATCTGCTGCTAATCCTCCAAGCGAGTCACCGACTCCTCCTCAATTACCTGTCCAATCTCCAGATATTGGCAACGCTTACAATGATGTCTTGAAAGCTGCTCCGGGTCCTGGAATCCCTCAAGCTCCTAATCTTCCAGAGATTCCTAATATTCAGCCACAAGCTCCTAAGATATCTAAAGGAGTCCTTGATAGAGACTTGACACCTCAAGTTACGTCTAGTATTGAATATGGCAATGTCGTAGAACCTGGGCAACCTAAAAGCCTCGAAGAGCTTCAAGCCCTGCATCCTGGTGATCCGAAATACTGGGCACAAGGTCAGGCTGCACCTCCGAGTCCGGCTAGCTTGGGATCAGTAGACTATCTAACTGGATATCGGAATCAGCCTCAAACTTATGGAGATATTCCTGTAGCTCCTCCATCTGACGCGAATCTCTCAACTCAACAGCTTCTTCAGCAGGAGGGTCAAAGAGTTTCCGGAGGGCTAGATAAGACTATTGAGGCGGCGCGCACTCCTATCGTTAAGTTTCAGGATCTACCAATAGTCCCGACCCTCAACGCTGGAGAGGGCCAGATGTTCCAGTCTCTCAACCAATTGAGAGGCTCGAATCCCAATGACATTCCGACGGCTATTGCTAATAAGTTAGCTGAAGTTGGAAGCTCCTTTACGACCCCAGAGAATGCAGCGATTATAGCGACTATGGGAGTTGCTACTCCTCTAGTGGCTGGAATAGCTGAGGGTAAGTTCACTTACGACATGCTAGCTGGGGCAATTCACACTTTGCCTCAGATTAAAGAAGCAGCAGATAAAGGTGATTGGGCCACCGTCGCTTCAGGAGTCACTGAGTTAGCTACTCTCGGATACTTCGGGACTAAGACAGGCAAGGGAGCGCTTGAGGTTGGTCGGAATGCATTAGAGGGCGCGCGCCTTGCTGGTCCGGGAAAAAGGCTAGAGGGGGCAGTTGAAGGAACTAAGTATGGAGCACAAACTGCAGAGCTTGAGAGGGAGACTGAAGCTCTTAACCGAGAGAATCTCGGAGTTAAATCTCAGCCGGTTTCGGAACGCATCGGTCAAGCACTTAACTTACCTCCGGGAACTGGCTCTGCGATTCTGGGAAGAGGAGGACGGCGTGAGTCTTTAACGAAAAGGGCCGAGATCGGCTCATCTAATCCTGAGGAAAGTCTTAAGAAGCTAGGGGAGCTTCAAGTTGGATCTCCTGAAACCTCGAAGCCTGAGTACACAGTCGGTCCTCCGAAGGAGATGCATCCCCTTCAGATTCAGAATCGAAAAGCTCTCGTTGACAAAGCTGTTGAGTATATTAAGAGCAATTACGGACCTGAGGCTCTTGAGGAAGTCTTTAACAGAGATCCAAATGAGTTATGGCGTGCGGTCGAGAAAGTCCCTGGACTGAGCAAGCAAAAGTATTATAAGTTGTCTGAGAACAGCAAACAAATGATTATGGACGAACTAACTAAGTCCCCTGAGGCTGGACCTGTTAGGACTCCAGAGGTCACTGAAGCACCTCGAACTATGGAAGTCGTTGAAGCTTCGAAAACTCAAAAGCAGCCTTGGGAGATGACTAGAGAAGAGCTAAGCCAAGCTCATGAGGAGGCCAAGGGAGCAGATAAGAGACTTCTAACTGAGTTGTTTGGAGACAATGCTCAGACTTATGAGCGTGCTGCTCGGGCCGCGGAGTCGAGTAATTCTGAACGTGCTAATGCCGCTCAACAGGTTGTCGACCACATGGAGGAGTCTCTGACAGAGGCTCAGCGTAATAAACTATATGGTATCGGTGAGACTGGTGCTACCATTGAAGACCTTGGAGATTATCGAAGTGCTCTTAATCAAATAGATGTTTCCTCACCAGAAGCCCTTGGAGACTCATTGAAATATGCAATGACTAAAATTGGTACTGAGCGTGATCCCGCAAATATGGATCATAACCAACGGGTCGCATATGCTCAGATTCAGGAGGCTTTCAGAGTTGCCAAAGAACAGGACTGGAGTACAAAGGAGATTTCTGATGCTGCACTGAAAGGAGCAGCTGGTAGATTCTCTGATCCAAATGATGCGGCCTATATGCTCGAACAGTTCCGGACTAAGTCTGAAAAAGCTCCGAAAGCTATTGAAGGTCCGGAGGCTAATCTAACTAACAAGCTCAGGGAGTTCATGAAGGAGGAATCCGGAACCTTGAACGTAACTGAACTTATCAATAAATTCAAGGAGACTAGAGGTTCTGTTCGCAAGAATTTCAGGCTATTAGACCGAGCGCTTGAGAAAACTCCATTTGCCCCCGTAGTTGATATGATGAAGAAGGCATATTTCGATAAGCACGCATGGTCTATCGATAAGTACCAAAAGTTTGATGCAGCGTCGAAAGGGTTTAAGGACTGGAAAGGCTTACATGACTATCTAGAAGGAGTTCGTACCAATCCTAGTCCTGAAGTCACTAGAGTTGGAGATGCTTGGCTTAAACTGGCTGAGAACATGCACGGGGCTAGCCTTGGTCCTAGAGCTAAGTTCTCTGATTACATCACTGAGCTTATGAACAAGAACAGGTTTAGTGATCAGACTAAAGATGATGTAGCTAAAGCTATAGCTTCTGATCCTAAACAGATGATGCGAGAGTATGTCAACATGACGAGCGATGTCGTCAATGAGAGACCTCAGACTAAACAAGCTCAGCAGTTTATCGATTCTCAAGCCCCTGGGATCGATAAAGAGATGGCTCAGATGATGGTTGATAACATGACTGGAGCTGATCTGGCGCGGAGCGCTTCCAGACGTGGCATCAAAGAGTTCGATGACATCTTCGCGAGATCTGGTAGTCGTTCAGTCTTAGCCTTCTCTACTAAGCTACAAGCCCTACACATGGGTCGCTTCCTAACTCAAGGTGTTCCAGAACTTATAACGACTCCAGGTAAGTCAGCTAAGGGAATCGTGAAGGCTCTTGCCAGTCCTAAAGAGGCTATCAATAGAGCACGCGATGCCGGACTTTTGCAACAGCAGTCTGTTCCGTGGCGCTTCAAGAACAAAGGCGAGAAGTTTGACGCGCTTGCAAACTTCATGGATGCCGGGAATACCTTCTCGAAAGTCTTGATTCATGAGGCGATGAGGGAACGCTTCAGGAATTCTGGTGGAGACTGGGAAAGGAAGGCTGTCGAAGAGACGGCTAAGGCCGAGGGCATGGTCACGCCGTACTCCAAGTCTAACTACATAGGGCGCGCGCCGAAATCGCTAGTCAGATTCAAGGATTGGTTCCAACAGTACGTTGAGAATGTTGGTCAGGCTGGACACGATGCCGTTATTAAACGAGATCCTAAGTCTGCGTTAAAGTTCGCGACTTATATCGGGACCGCTGTGCTCGCTGAGGAGATTGCTAAAAAGACTGGTATCAAGTTCTCACATATTCACGGTTATAACGCATTCAGAGTTGGATCTCCGGAGCTTCAGGCTGCTGCTAATATAACGGAAGCTCTGACTCATGTTAAGAATAATAAGCTCAGTCCTCAATTAGTCAGAGCTATAGCAGAGTTCGGTCGTATAGCTATCCCAGGTGCTGGGCTTCTAACTAAGGAGGTCACGAAACATGGTGAGAAAAGTCTCAAGGTTCGTAACCCCCTTGATGTGTTCAATCCTCTCGTTGATCAGAAACTTCGTGGGACTCAAGGTAGTTTAGGCTTCTGAGTCTTCTTCTTAGCTTTAGACTTGGCTTCAGACATCCGATGGCAAGCGAGACAAACCCTTCTACCTAGAGTGTCTAAATGAGTGTTATCTCCTGCTAATTCATGACCCCATTTACAGTGTGTTTTACTCCTTCGTTTTAGAGAAGCTGCTCTTCCAGCTTCTCTAGGCCATCCCTTGTGAGTCCCTAACACTACACTGTCTATTGTATTCTGTGCCGTAGTTCCCAGATAAAGATGTTCTGGATTACAGCACTTGCAGTTGTGGCACTCATTTTTGTGTAGGACTAAATGGTAAGAGTCTAAACTTAGCCCTAGAGAGGTTAGCAAAGCGTACCTATGGGCCAGTTTTGAAACCCTAAACCCTAAATAGATAGTTCCATAACCTTTCTTATCAAGATATCCAGTCCAGTTCCAGCAGCCTGTCTCTGGATCAACCTTGACCTTGATTTTGAATACCTCCGGGAAGTCCTCAAGTCTCATTTCGGGATTTCCTACTCCGAAGCGCTGAACTCTTCTGGATATAGAGTCTCTATCAGAACCTCGTGAGTTTCGTACACCTCGATTCTATCCTCTGGGTACTTATTCAACACGTATCTAGTCCAACGATGCATATGTACTAGATCATTGCTAAAGTGTTGAATCGGTCTCTCTAGCTTCATCTTAGTTAAGAGAATCGCTCTATATTTCATCATGCTCCTTTCTGATATGCCTTGTAGTGTGCGAATGCACTTTCCGTTAGTTTGTAGACCGTATGTCCAGGGATAGATTTATCCTTTCTCATCTCAAGGCCGTTATGCTGAAGTAGAGTATCCAAAAGTCTATCGACTACGTCAGCTAAAATTGGGAACATCTGTTTCAAGAGTTTGACTCTCGAAATTTCGAGGTTTGGAGCACGCTCGAATAAACCGAGCAATTTCTTAACCGCAACAGACATATCTGGTGCGGCACCAATTCCATGAGACATCTTTGCCGTCCCACTAGTGATACACTCCTCGCACTTCTCGATGGCCTCTTCGATTATGTGTTTGCTGAGTTCAAGAGAATCCTCGTATGCAAGAGAGAGTAACATGGAGGCCTTCAAGACTTGATCTCCTAATCTTTCGACACTACCTGTCTTGTCGTCAAAGTCTTTACCTCTGATATCGACGTACCATCTATTGTACTCAGTCTTACCTCTTTCGGTCCATTTGAACTCACCTTCCAGTTTCGCTATCTCCTTCAGCCGCTCTGATAAGACCTTTAGTGGCACCAAACCTTCAGGCTTATCGACTAACGAATTGATGCATTGAGCTTTGCTTTCATAGACTAAGAAGGTCCGAGCAATGAATCCACCTTCCATGTCTCGATTCTTTATCACCTCATCGAAGAGCCTTTCGTTCGAGGCTGCTAAGAGGTTTATGCAAGGGTGCTTCAATTCTTCAGTGGGTGAACCCTTTAAGGTATTCCGCCAAGAATCGCTGTGCTCATGAGTGTTGTGAAGCCCCGTGAGGATAGTCAAAGCACCTGGATCGTCTATGATAAATGCTGCGAACTCATCGGATAACAAGATACCTTGTGCATCTGAGAGAACTACACCATTCTCTAATGTCACTTGGGTCGAAAACTCTTTGATAATCCCCTGAATCGAATTGCGTCCGGCAACAACTCTAGTGTTCTTAACCTCGTTGAGGAGAGACTTGACTAACGAAATAGCTGGTCCCTTTCGTAAGCCAGACTTTTCAGAAACCAACATCACATAAATGTTGGGGAACAGTTTGTAGATGTGTTTGTCAAGCCAAACGCGTTTCCTGACCGTAGCTGCTATAGCTGCAAGTCCTGCCCAGTAGTAATATCTAGCTGGTGTCTCCGCAAACTGATGTGCGCGAACAATTGTGTCTAGCCATGACATTTATTCTGAGCCTTCTTTCTGATCAGGTATTCCTCAGTGGCCCAATCTAGCCAGCATATGTCTACTCCGAAACAACCAGGTTGAGGATTATCTTCGGCCCACTTTCGCATTGTTGAACAATGCTCAAGTTCAGTGTCCGTTCCTTTATCCGGCATTCGATACTCTACCGGATTCTTTTCATTTCTCTCCAATTCTTTTCTCCCATCTTGATCTCACAGGGTATCACAATTGGATCCCGTGGTAACGAGCACTTAGACATATCAATTGGCCGCTCCAGCTCTTCAATTATGACCCTTGTGAATAGGTCTACACGGTCTGGAGTGCATTGAGCCAGGAACGAATCATGGCTCTCTTGTAAAATTGCAAGTCCTGGGCAACGTCGCTCTATTCTGAGCATCGCGAACTTGAGATGATCAGATACTGTTCCCTGCGGTATATTAGCATACGCCTCTTTGAACAGTTCGTCACCCCAGCGATTGAAGAATTGCCTTTCGCGACCGAACGGATTCGTTAGTCGTCGATCATGATCTCGAAGATATTCCCGAATCTCATGATGAAACACCCCTCGAATATTTGGGTTGCTCCTGTGAAATTTGTCAAGTATCTTACCCGCTCTCCATTCACTAATCTGGGCTTGAAGGCTCGCCTCGCGTTTACCCATGTCATAATGCCCTGCGTGTCTAAACTTCTTACCAAGCTGCCGTGAACGCTCTGATATGATGCCCTTGAGGAACTCGTTAATCTGCTCAGCCCATAGTTTGGATAATTCAGGGGGCGCATTGAAGAAGCTCTGAAGGAGGCCGTCCGGCGCAGTGTCTTCAACCCAGGCTGCGGTGACTCTGTGTATATCGACTTGATAATCGAACATTTTGAGGAGCTTCTGATCTCGTGCAAGTGCAGCGACGATGCGAGCTTCAGCTTGGCTGAGATCTGGCTCAAGGAATACACATCCCGGATCGGGAACGAACATTTCACGTAAGTCTTCTCCTACCTCAGAATGCTTCGTAATAGTCTGAAAGGCTAGCCCGAACTGCTCAGTTGTCACTGGTGGTTTGAGTACTGTCGTTGAAGTTCGTCCAGTTTCAAGGCAAATCCTATAGCTAGTTCGCAAACGGCCATCAGGATGCGGGCGAGCATTGACATAAGTACCGATAGTCTTCTTGACCTTGCGCGTTTCGAGTATGTTCTCGATCACTGCCTTCTTCAACGGATCTTTCGTCGCGTTGCGGCAAAGAGCATCCAACGTCTTCTCATCTGTGCCCTTGCGTGGAGGGAGTCCGAGGTCTCCGAATAATAGCTTGGAAACCTGTTTCGGACTTTGGACATTGACCTTGACACCGACCATTGACTCCAGTTTAGTTTCGAGATTTGCTGATTGCTCCGTGTACTTGGCAAGTAGCCGACGCTGTACCGCGTCGTCTCTTAGTATACCACGCTTTTCCAAGTCATAATAGAACTGATGCAGAGGCATCTGACGCTCGAAGAAGAACTCATCGAGCTTACGCTCTTTTAGTTCAGCAAGCTCGCGCTCATAGACTTCATACGTCACCACTGCATCCTT